TAATGATGAATATCCATTCATTGCTTCGGCATATCTTTTTATTAATAGTTTACCATTGGCGACAATGAGGGAAAAGTTTAAAACTTACGATAACAATACTGCGACTGATTTAGATTATATTTTTGCTGCTCTTAAGAAATTTGGGGCGGTGCATAAACTACCTTACGCATGGATATTAAAGTTTGGTTCAATTTGGCATAGATATAAAACGTATATTGAAAAAAATATTGATATATTAGACACCTCTTGGTCAGGGTTTAGTTATACGACCAATTTTGACCCTGTAACAAGTGCGAATACTCGAAATTATGGATTAATTATTAATGGTGCACCAATCGATATTGTACTACAAAAAGACACCACTATTGGGACTGAAATTTCAACTTTAATAAATACAGGATTTTACCCCAAATTGATAAACGACTTCAATGTTTTTTGTCAAGGGTATGAAGTTTTTTCGGGGTATACTGATAGTGCAATACAATCAGGGATAATCTCAGGAGTTTCAATTAATTACGTTGATGATGCAATTATTAGTCTTGTTGAAGGGTTTGACCCAACAATACCATCAAGAGATTTAAGAATAATTCCTTGGTCGGTTAGTGTTGACACCCCTGACACAAAGTATACCTATTTAATGCCATCTCAAGGGTCCCTTTTAAATCAAACAAAAAATGAATGTTTTAAACCAAGTGGGTCGTCATACGAAATGAAATTTGAGGTGAATTCAAATCAAGCAATGTATGATGGGTCTGTTAGATTATTTTGGGGAGCGCCAAATTATGGGTATTTTGATAATTCAAAACTTAAAAAACCTTCACCGTTTGATTACATGAAACACATTTTTTCAGGACAAAGTCAACAAGAAAATTTTTCAATAAACGGGGTGACAAATGATTACTCACAAATGAGTGAAATGTTATCTGTGTTTGAAAAAGACGTGTTAGACGGATTTGAAACAGAGTTTTTGAATTTTTCAAAGTCGGTATATGATTATACCCCTGGCGAGTCAGGTAGTCCAGGGACTGAAACAGAAAAAACATTTAAAAATTTCCAAATGATGTTTAGAAGGTTATTAAAAGTTCCAAAAGATTGGATAACGGGGGATATAGGTTCTAACATTGTTACAAAAATACAAAATTCACAAGTAGGTAATGTAACTAGTATTTTAAGACAATTTTTAAATTACGATGTGGTGTTTAAATATGGTAATCCATCTTTGTATGATAAAAAATTATTTTATACGTTCTCAACATTACCGTTAACCGACCCTTATGAGTGGGAATATTATACTGTTATGACACCTAATGCCGTACCGACTAATGGTGGGGGAGTGTCATTAATAACGTCTAAAACAAACTACCCTAATGAATGGTCAACATTATACACTTATGTAGGATTTTCAGAAATACCTGAATTGGTTTATGGTGACAATGGTTCTTATATTACAGATTTCTTTGTTGATTTGAATGTGGCGTTTACCGTTGATAATATTAAATTATTTGCCACAGTAATAAAAATATATGCGACTCAGAAGTTAAACCAATTCCAAAGTAATCCGATTGCCCCACCTGAGGCCCCCATATCATCGCCAAGTAAAAAAGTTTCATTTACTGCTCTTTTAAGTGGAAATACAATTACGGTTAGACAAGTTGGGCCACAAAAAATTTCATATTTATCAAACAAGGAGGGTGTTATATTGTATGAAAGTTTGCCAAACTTTTTACCAACAACCACAGGTAATACTCAAACATTAATAAATGAAACCATCATTGCGTTCTTTGGTTCTTTATCTACAGTACCTACTGATAAACAATTCATTGTTGAAACGGTGTTTGCTCAACAAGATGAATATCCGCAAGTACCAAATCCTACTAATAAATCGGGACAAGGAGCTTTTTACAAAGCGATGACAAATTATTTGTTAGACATTAATAATTTCCAATCAAAAATTATTGATAATTTGATACCTAAGTTACATGGGTCTTTACCAACAACAACAATTAGTACTGAAGGTCAAGTAGACTCTGAATTACAAGGAAATCAAACTAAAGTTGAGTTATGGGAAACATTCAAAGCATTAAATGATAAATGGATTTCGGGTAATGATTTTAAAACTAAGACATTGTTTGAGGACGTTTTATTATTAGATAGAGCAAGTAGAAATATCGGAGAAAAAATTTTGGTGGATGTTTACAAGTTGAAAGACTTATTGACAAATATTAACACTACGAACACTATGTTAGGGTATGTTCAATCTATCTTGACTGAGAATCATTTTCAGATAATGAATATACCGTCTTACGTTAATTTTTATAATGTACAAGACGCGGTTAAAAATCCAATACCAAGAATAGAAGGTACCACGGAATTTGCTAACACATTATTTGGAACATTTTTAAATGTTGATTATAGAGATTCATCGTCAAAAATGGTTTGTTTTTACGCGGGTAAACCAAGTGAGCAATTAGAGTTAAAAAATAATGTTGATTATCGTTATAGAAATGATGCGTTTGATTTACGTAGAGCTAGCGATAACCCATTAGTTGAAAATCAAGTTGGTAAAAAAGATTGGGACAAATCTAACAAAGTTGTTGGATTCAGTGTTGACATCGGAACACAAAACCAACAGATATTCAAGAGTTTTCAGGTTGACCAAAGTGCAGGAAAGGCGACGGCTGAAGGTATGGAATTATTAAATAACATTGCTAATCAAGCGGGTGGTAGAAAAGGGTCGACTCAAAATACTTCTCTATATAACCTGTATAAAAATAGAAGTTACGGTTGTCAGATTACTATGATGGGAAACGCTATGATTCAACCAACTATGTATTTTAACTTAAGACATGTACCAATGTTTAGTGGTCCATATATGATATTAAGTGTTGACCATACGATTACTCCTGGAAGTTTTGAGACTTACGTTTCAGGTGTTAGACAACCTATTGCATCGTTACCTAAAGTTGACGCGTATTTACAATCACTTAAAACTAACTTATTACAATCAATTATCAAAAAAAACAAAGAAGCGAAAAAACAAGAAACTAAAGACGCCAAAGGGAATGTTATTTCTCAACAAAATAAAGTTGTGTCTAATGCTAATGGAGGTAAAGAATTAACACAAACTCAGGCTTGTACTCCCGCATCGAAATATGATAGATATATACCAATAACCCCCCAAAGTTATAAAGTAACCTTTAAGGAAACTATAAAAACAATTAAAATAATAATGAGTGCAGGAGAAATTCCTGATGATGGTAAATTAAAGTATGCGGTGTTCGCAGCATTGTATTTAGAGTCATCAACATCAACAGGGTTAGAAGCATATGAAAATAATTTTGCCGGTATTGATTTATCAAGTAGTTGGGGAGAGTCTAAAAAGTATTTTGAAGGAAATCCAAATTATTTTTGTTTAAAATCTGACACAACAACTTTACCTTACGCAGTGTTTGACGATTTATATAATAATGCTACACTTCTATTGGAAAGATGGAAAAATAGTATGATAATTCTACCTAACGTGTCCGCAAAAGAAATTACTAAATTTTGGATATTATATTTTGGGGCAAACCAAAATCCTGTGAACGTGTATTCTCAGATGGACCCAACACAATTATCTAATATTGAGTCTAAAGTACAAAAGTCTTTGGATATTTGGAATGCAATCCCATCACCAAGCTCAACTCCTACACCAACACCTACACCAACTCCTACACCAACACCAACACCATAAAACTAAGATAGAACTAACATTTTATCTTTTTGATATATTTATATAAAAAAGAAATTATGAATACAAAATTAATTTTAGATAACTACTTAGGTAAAAATACTCGACACACCGAAAAAGATTTGGGTGACGGTAATAAACAAGTTTGTGACTTAGATACAGGAGATTGTTATACAATCAGAATGAAAGACGGTCTAATCGAAAGAGTGGACAATACTATGTCTAAAAATAAAAAAATCCAAGTTGAGACAACTACTGGAGTAAAACAATTATTAAATGGATAAGAAAATGAAAATAGACGTAAAAATTTTAAATGAGGTAATGAGATATAAAAGTATTAACAATTATATCTCTGAGCAAGACGCAACATTACCACCACCACCTGATGCAGGGGCAGTTCCTCCACCACCTGATGCAGGAGCGGTTCTTCCACCTGATGCAGGAGCGGTACCACCACCACCACCTGATGCGGGAGCGCCTGTTGGAGGGGATGTTCCACCTGAGTCTGTAGATATTTCATCTGACCCTGATGTTGAAAAAATTGGAAGTGAATCAAAAGAATCAAAAGAACTTGACATTACTGATTTAGTTAAATCACAACAAAGTGTAGAAAAAAAACAAGAAGAATATTTTAATAATTTATTCAAACACCTTGAAGGTTTAGAAAGTAAACTTTCTGACATGGACTCAATTATGAATAAATTAAATGACCTTGAGGCTAAGGTTGAAAAATATAGAGTAAAAACTCCTGAAGAAAAATTAGAATTAAGAAGTTTGGACTCAGGTCCATTTAATCAAAAACTAAGCGATTTTTTTGAAGATAAACAAGAAGATATGGAAAAGTCAGGAAAAAATGAGTATGTTTTAACCAAAGACGATGTTGAAGCGTATTCTCCTGGCGATATTAAAAAAAGTTTTAGAAACTTTGAAAACAACGATACCGACATTGATACTTTTTCAAGACTAAAGTAAATTAACGGTCTTAATTGACCGTTTTTTTTTAAATTAACGGTCTTAATTGACCGTTTTTTTTTTAAATTATTTGACAAAACAAAGGCTGACACTTATACTTAGTAAACAATTAAAACTTAAATTATATGGCGACAAACAATTCCCTAGATTCGGTACTAGCACAGTACGAACAATCAAAACAAGGAGGTTACACTTCCACCTCAAAGGTCTCTCAAGAAGATAGACTGAAAAAGTACTTTGCAGCAATCCTTAAGGATACTGAAAAACAAGGTCAAAAAAGATTAAGAATCTTACCAACACCTGATGGTTCTTCACCGTTTAAAGAAGTATGGTTCCACGAGATTCAAGTGGACGGAAAATGGGTAAAGTTATTTGACCCAGGCAAGAATGATAACGAACGCTCACCTTTGAGTGAAGTTAACGAAGAACTTATGTCTACTGGCAGAGATTCTGACAAAGAACTTGCTAGACAATACAAACCACGTAAATTTTACATCGTAAAAGTAATTGACCGTGATAATGAGGCGGATGGAGTTAAATTCTGGCGTTTTAAACACAATTACAAAAACGAAGGAATTCTTGACAAAATTATCCCTATTTGGAGAGCTAAAGGTGACATCACAGACACAACAACAGGTCGTGACATTATTCTTGAGTTAACCAAAGCAAAAACCCCTAAAGGAGCCGTTTACACAGTTATCCAAACTGTTATGTACGAAGACGCGGGACCTGTTCATGAAAATGATGAGACTGCAAAATCTTGGATTACCGATGAACTTACTTGGTCTGACGTTTACTCTAAAAAACCTGTTGAATATCTTGAAGCAATCGCACGAGGAGAAACTCCACGTTGGGATAGTGATAAAGGTGGATACGCATATGGAAATTCTGGTTCATCAGAAATCTCCATGGGAGGTAAATCTGAAAAAAAACCGACAACTGATTCACAAGCAAATAGTGCCCCTGACGAAGACCTACCATTTTAAGTTATTGAACTTGGACACTTACTAAGACATCGCGTCCAAGTATATGTCCAAGTTTTTATTTTTTAACAAAACATTTAATCACACATAGACAATATGGCAATTAAGAAAAATGACTTTAAGTCAATTAAAGATAAATTCTCAACGTCTGCGAAATATAAACCCCAAAGGTTTTTTGATTTGGGTAATGATTTTTTAGATGCGGTTGGTTTACCAGGACCGGCAATAGGACATTTAAATATGCTTTTAGGGCATTCAGATACGGGTAAAACAACTGCGTTGGTTAAAACCGCAGTCGATGCTCAGAAAAAAGGTATATTACCTGTATTCATTATTACAGAACAAAAATGGTCTTTTGAACACGCAAAACTAATGGGTTTTGACTGTACGGAGGTTGTCGATGAAGAGACGGGGGAATTAGATTGGGACGGATTCTATATATTCAATAATAACTTCAGTTATATTGAACAAATTACGGATTACATCAATAGTTTATTAGATGCACAAGAGAAGGGTGAGTTAGATTATAGTTTGTTATTCTTATGGGATTCGGTTGGTTCTGTTCCTTGTAAAATGACTTTCGAAGGAAAGGGTGGAAAAATGCACAACGCCTCAACCTTGGCCGACAAAATCGGAATGGGTATTAATCAACGAATCTCAGGAAGTCGTAAGTCTGACTCAAAGTTTGAAAATACTTTAATCATTGTTAATCAACCTTGGGTTGAATTACCCGATAATCCATTCGGACAACCAAAAATTAAAGCAAAAGGTGGTGAGGCTATTTGGTTAAACTCTTCTTTAGTATTCTTGTTTGGTAATCAAAAAGGGGCGGGTACAACTAAAATTACCGCAACTAAAGATAAAAGAACAATTAAGTTTGCGTCAAGAACTAAAGTATCTGTAATGAAAAACCATATTAACGGTTTAGGTTATGAAGACGGAAAAATCATCGTAACGCCTCATGGATTTATTGCGGGAAAAGAAGCGACAGAAGAAAAGGCGTCTATCGAAAAATATAAGAAAGAATACGCCGACTATTGGAAAGAAATTATCGGAACAGATGGTGATTTTGATTTAAAAGAAGAAAGAGAACAGTCATAATTATACACCAATACAAGTGATAAAAACATTATTAGTCGATGGGAATAACCTCCTTAAGATTGGATTTCATGGGGTAAAAGATTTTTATCATGACGGTAAACATATTGGTGGTATATGGCATTTCCTAAATACTATTAGAAGATTTATTGAAGAACAAAATTTTGATAAAGTAGTTGTATTTTGGGATGGAGAAGACAATTCTTTAAGTAGAAAACTTCTCTATCCAAGATACAAAGAAAATCGTGCAAAGGAAATTAATGAGTACAAAGAGAGTTCCTTCCAATCCCAAAAAGAACGAGTAAAACAATATTTAGAGGAGATGTTTATTAGACAGATAAACATTACTAACAACGAGTCCGATGATTTAATCGCATACTATTGTCAGATTTCTCACAACGAATTTAAAACCATTTTTTCGTCAGATAAAGACCTTACACAACTTATTTCGGATAAGGTGAGTGTCTATTCCCCATCGGCAAAACAAACGTATAAGAACGGGGATAAAATCAAAATCTACGACTATTCCATCCCACATGAGAACGTAAAAACCTATAAAATATTGGCAGGAGATAAATCCGATAATATTGATGGGATTTATTATTTAGGTGAAAAAACTTTAATTAAATTATTTCCTGAGTTACTTGACGAAACGGTTAATATAACCGACATTTTAACAAAGGCGGAAAGATTGTTATCTGAGGATAAAGATAATACAGTATTAAAAAATCTTCTATCAGGAAAAACAAAAACAGGAATTTACGGAAACGAATTTTTTGAGATTAATGAAAAAATTGTAGACTTATCAAACCCACTAATTACCGATGAAGGTAAAACACTCGTAGAATTATATTACACAGAATCTTTAGACCCAGATGGGAGAGGACATAGGAATATCATTAAAATGATGATGGAAGATGGATTCTTTAAATTTTTACCTAAAGGAGATAATAATTGGGTAAACTTCTTAACCCCATTTTTAAAATTAACAAGAAAAGAGAAGAAAAATTATAAAAAAAAATAATAATGATTATGAAAGACCAAGAAACAACAAAGTTAGAATTTTTAATGATGGTTAACAACAACATCATCGTCCAACGATTTTTTAATGTAAGAAATTATATCCCTGAGGCAAAAAACTCACTTGAGTTTTATGAATACCTTTATGAGTTAAAAGGGATTTTAGAGCACGATTTAAAAATGAAGGCGACGACTTATTTGTTGGATAATTCTTACGAGATTAAACAGAACCCAATGATGCTTGAAACATCAAATACTGACGGTCCTGAACATTTTAACATTTTTATTAAGGACGGAGATATGACAATTTGTCATAGACAGATGGACGCAAAAATCTTCCCACCAAAGATAAGATACACCGTAGACATACGCCCGCACATAAAAAGTATACTTTCGGAATTAACTGACATTTTTTCAACTGAAAATTTAACATACGAGTACCTTGGAATTCCGACTAAGCCTTAATATTTATCTTAAACAATACTAAAAACACATGGCATCAAACAAAAATTTTGATTATTTAGGGAGTACTTTTCAGATACAGTTATTAAACCAAATCATCGTGGATAAAGACTTTTCAAGGTCAATTATCGATGTAATTGAGAATAATTATTTTGAAAACAAATACTTTAAGATAATCATTCAAATGATAAAGGAGTACTACTCCAAATACGAACACACCCCAACGTTTGATACTTTAGAACAAATTACAAAATCAGAACTACAACAAGAGTTGGCGTCTAAAATTGTGTTAGATACTTTAACAAAAATTAAAGACGCTCCAACCGATGGACAAGAATTTGTTCAAGAGAAATCGTTAAAATTCTGTAAACAACAAGAGTTACAGAAAGCGATTACTAAGGCTCAAAAAGTGATTGACGGGGGAGAGTTTGAAAACTACGATACTTTGGAAACACTTGTTAGACAAGCGTTACAAGTAGGGGAGAGACAAGATGGTACGGAAGACGTTTTTAATAACTTAGATGAGGTTTTAAACGAAGATTATAGACATCCAATACCAATGGGTATTCCAGGTATTGATAGACTCTTAAAAGGTGGTTTAGCACGAGGGGAAATCGGTGTAATATTAGCACCAACAGGTGTTGGTAAATCAACATTGTTAACTAAAATCTCAAATCACGCATTTAATTTAGGGTATAATGTTCTACAAATATTTTTTGAGGACAACCCAAAAATCATTCAAAGAAAACACATCACATTATGGACAAAAGTACATCCTGACGAATTAACTATAAAGAAAGAAGAAGTAATGGCTAAAGTCAAAGAGATTAAAGACTCTATGGAGAATAAGTTAATACTTAAAAAATTACCATCGGATACTGTAACTATGTTACAAATCAAAGGACAAATCAGAAAAATGATTGCTGACGGTATTAAGATTGACATGGTATTACTTGATTATATTGATTGTGTGGTACCTGATAAAAATTTAGGTGACGAATGGAAATCTGAAGGTTCTGTTATGAGAGCATTTGAATCAATGTGTCATGAGTTGGATTTAGTTGGATGGACCGCAACTCAGGGTAATAGAAGTTCAATCTCTTCTGATGTGGTAACTACAGACCAAATGGGTGGTTCTATCAAAAAAGCTCAGGTTGGGCACGTAATCATTACCGTGGCTAAATCTCTACAACAAAAAGAAATGAAATTGGCGACTATAGCAATAACTAAATCAAGAATCGGTGATGATGGTGTTGTATTTGAAAACTGTAAATTTGATAACGGTATGTTAGATATCGACACAGAATCGTCAGTAACATTCTTAGGTCTTGAAGAACAGACAGAAGAAAGAAATAGACAACGAATCAAGGATTTGATTGATAAAAGAAAAGAAAGAGAAAAACAATAACCAAAAAAATAAAAAAAATTAGTAGAACTATGGACGCATCACAAAAGATTTTATCGGACTTAACAGTTTATATGAAGTATGCAAAATTTGTACCTAAATTAAACAGACGTGAAACTTGGAAAGAGTTAGTAACCCGAAACATAAACATGCACATTAAAAAATACCCATCTCTTGAAAATGAGATTAGAGAGGTATATAAATTCGTGTATGATAAGAAAGTATTACCATCAATGAGGTCAATGCAATTTGGTGGAAAACCGATTGAAATATCACCAAACAGAATTTATAATTGTGCTTATTTACCAATCGACCAGTTGGACGCATTTTCCGAATCAATGTTTCTATTGTTAGGGGGAACAGGTGTTGGTTACTCGGTACAAAAACACCATGTAGAAAAATTACCTGAAATTAGAAAACCAAGTGAGAATAGAAAAAGACGATACTTAATTGGTGATTCAATCGAAGGATGGGCAGACTCAATTAAAGTATTGTTCAAGTCTTATTTTGGGGAACAAGTATCAACGCCTGATTTTGATTTCTCAGACATTAGACAGAAAGGGGCCCAACTTGTAACCTCAGGAGGTAAGGCTCCAGGACCTCAACCACTTAAAGATTGTTTACATAAATTAAAAGGAATTTTAGAATCAAAACAAGACGGAGATAAATTAACACCTATTGAAGTTCATGACATGGTTTGTCATATCGCAGATGCAGTTCTTGCGGGAGGAATTAGACGAGCAGCGTTAATTTCATTGTTTAGTGCTGATGACCAAGAGATGATTTCATGTAAGTCAGGTAATTGGTGGGAAATAAATCCACAAAGAGGTAGAGCAAATAACTCAGCGGCGTTATTAAGACATAAAATTACCCAAGAATTTTTCATGGATTTATGGAAACGTATTGAGGCTTCAGGAGCAGGTGAACCAGGAATTTATTTTACAAACGATAAAGATTGGGGAACAAACCCTTGTTGTGAAATCGCACTAAGACCTAATCAATTTTGTAATTTATGTGAAGTAAATGTTTCTGATATTGAATCGCAAGAAGATTTAAATAATCGTGTTAAGGCAGCATCGTTTATTGGAACACTACAAGCGGGTTACACTAACTTCCATTACTTAAGAGATATTTGGAAAAGAACGACTGAGAAAGACGCGTTAATCGGTGTTTCTATGACGGGAATCGGTTCGGGAGTTGTTTTAGGTTAT